GCTTCCCCATCGTGTAAATCCATATTGTAATCGGAACAATCAGAATCTGAATCGATATCATCATACTCTTCTGGAAATAATGACTTCTTCATATTCAAGCTGTCCAGCCTTTCCATAATTTCATCCAAATTCTGTTCAAAGGTCCTTTTACCTTCTGCATCAGTCGGTTTCATTTTGATTTTCATTGCGCGTTTTAATAATAAAAGATATTAGAAATAATATATTTCATTTTTTACGAAAACTACTAATTACCAACAAACCATGTCTGATTCGGATTAATTGATGTAGAACAAGCATCTAATGATATCTTTTTTACATTTCCATTGTTAGTATTCGTCAAAGGCTGACCAGTTAATGGATCCAAATTATTCTGAGAATTACCACTATTACGAGTAAATTCTTGTATAGTCATACATTTACCATTTTGACCACGGGATACTAACTGCATCTGTGAATTCCAAATAAATTTTTGTTTATTATCATCCTTTTCACAAATATCGCTAAAAATATTACCCCCTCCATCCGTATTTAAACATCTTTCTGAATATTTATTTTTTACAATTACTGTTCCATCTGGATTATTTTCCAAAAACCAATACTGTAATGGGGAATTATTCTTACCATCCAAATATACAATCGATTCCAATCCTTTACCAGCGGTTGGAGTAGCAACGGTCTTCGTCGCCATATTCAATAATTGTCCAGCCGCAGAATAACTCATTCCGGGTGGTCCCTGAGGACCAACAGGACCCCGCGGTCCTTGAAAACCCCGTGCCCCAGTGTTCAAAGCCTGTGCCTGTGAAACAACAACTTTCTCAATTGATTCTTTAAAATCATCCATATTTTTTTGTAATTTCTGTATATCTGAACTTGAACTACTTTTATTTAATGCGATGAATGCTATAATACCAGAGACAATTGCGATTGCTAATATAATTACCATTCCAATCAATATTATTTTTAATTCCATATTATATAACAATATTTTTTAATCGTCCATAATATCATCATATAACACACGATTCTCCTTAGTAGATATCAAACTTATCTTAGCCCGTGTAGGTTTATCAATAAATTTTTTAATTATCTCATAACTATGTATAAATACTGATGGTGGGTCAATTATTACGGCCTTTCTTAATTTCTCCGGAAATAACTGTTTAAGAATATCTGCTAAATATTTTACAAATTGATAATTAATCTGTTTTATTTTGAAGCTTTCCAAATAAACTAAAACATCAAATTTGTTCTCCTTAATTTTTTGCGATTTTAAAAGGGCTTTCGTGATTACATTCGCAATAAAAGATGTAGCTCGCACAATTTCTTTTTCATCTGATGGTTGAATCCAATCCTTTGTAGAAAAGATAACTGTTCCGAATTCAACCTCGTCGGAAACATAAATCATCTCACTCAACGTTTCAGTTGAAATAGATTTATCAGTCGCACTTGTTCCAAACATAATTATTAGTAGTAATATTTCTTTAATTGAAAAACGAATAAATTCGCCTAAATAAGAGAATTTTCCAACCAAGAAAATGATGATTTCTTCATCTCTTCATAGAATTTCTCTACATTCATCCCACCAACAACCACTGACGCAACGCCCGACGCTGGTTTCGCGCGAACTTCCGTAAATTCGCTCTTATTGCGATTATTACGTCCGCTATCGTCATGCTTTCTCCAATTTGTCTTCTGTTTTTCCCTGTCTTTTTCTCTATCTTTATTCTCTTTCTTAATCCACGAGTTCATTTTTATATATTATAATAGTTATTCTTTTAAACCGTTTTACGTAAAAAATGGTTTAGAAATATCCAGCATTAATATATTTATGGAACACGTAATCCCCGAAAAAATAAAAACATATTTTTATGACACTCTCATCAAAACCGAATTTGAGCGATTTTTAAAATTTAATAATCTGGAAACTAAATCGTTCAGTCCAATTATTATTAATTCACAAAATTCATATTTATCCCAGTTATATATTGATAAACTATTCTCATTGCTATATCCCGATGACAAAAATATTAAATCAAATTATGAACACAAGCTAAATACAAAAGTCAATTTTAATGTGAAATTGTCGAAAAATTGTATAGAAATTAACCCGTCAGAGTATGGAATAAATGACCGCTATATTATCAGTGAATATATAAATGAGGTATCTTCGATGAATAATATCGCTACTGGATACAAAAAAAACATTATCATCTGGAATATTGATAAATTGGGCGATATCGCATTTCAAGCGCTCTTTCATTTAATAAAAGTGAATGAAGATAGCGCAAATTTCATATGTATTTCTCAGAACCCAAATAAAATCCCGAAATCATTTTTTAATATTATCATCCCATTCCACATTCAGAACCCATCCAAGCAATTTTATATCGATTTTTTCAATACATTTGAAGAATTTCACACGAATATAGATGAAATAGAAAAGATAAAGACAGGTTGTTTCGATTATAGTTTCAATAGTTTCCTAAAAAATATTGCCGTATTCTACAATTTCTCTCTTTCATCATTGGATTCATTTGAAAATAGTTTCCGGAAATTCATTGAGAGCCTATATTTGAAGATAATATCGAAAACCAGAATCGGAGACGCATTTTTAGAAGAAATTCGGAATGCGCTTTATGATTTATATGTCTATCACTTCACATACAATGAAGTCATCAATGTATTTATAGATATTATAACAAAAGATAAGAACGTTCCTGAGCAAAAGAAAGAGAGGATACTTGATTACGCATGTTATTTTAATAGAACATCATATTGCGGGAATAAAGAGGTCATCCATTTAGAGGCGTTTGTCTATAATTTGATACATATTTACCACGAGAATGCTCCAAAGGCTCCTCGTAAAATTAAGACTTAAAATTTAATATATAAATAAGATTATGCCCCCATCAACAATGAATTATTATACTGTTCTCGGAATAACAAAAGACGCAAATGAAGAAGAAATTAAGAAGGCCTACAAAAAATTGGCGATGAAGTATCATCCAGATAAGAATCCAGATGGAGAGAAAGAAAATGCCGAAGCAGAATTTAAAAAGATTTCGGAGGCCTACTCCATAATAGGAGATCCAATCAAGAGGCGAAATTATGATTTAGGAATACCAACATCTATTGGTGGTAATTTTGACCCTTTTACAATGTTCAATTCCTTCTTCGAAAATAAGGACATTAACAGTTTCATAAATGACTTTTTCGCTGAGCAATCGGGGAACCCTTTTATGGGGTCATTCGATGATATTCTCGGAGGGGCCGACATTAAATTTTCTATACACACATTCACACAGATGCCCCCAATGGGGGCCGGATGTATTGAAAATATGGAGGGAATCAACTTTTTCGATATTGTTAATCGGACGCGCGACAAGTTAAAGGCGAATGTCGAAAAGAAGACTATCGAAATAAACGCTGATAAAACGCGCATTGAACAATTGGAAAAAGAGAACCATCGATTACGGGAAATGAAGAACAGTCAATATGCGAAATATGAGAACATTGAGAAAAAAATGGTCGTATTTCCGGAAGATATCCTCTGTAAAAAGTCGAAAAAAATCAAGTTTATCCGGTATGCCTTCGTGGATAAAAAATTTGAGGAGACCGAAGTGCGTCATCAGTATGAGTTAGATGCTGATTTTAATAAACTGGTATATACTTTTAAAAATGCTGGACATACGCATAAAAAATACAAGGAGGCAGGTGATTTAATTATTCGGCTATCACTGAATAACGGCCTCATTAAATACAACCCCTTAAAAAAATCTATGGTAATCCCGATTTCTTATAAAAAGCTGGGAAAATTAGAAAGCAGGAAAATCATGTTCGGGAATAATTCGGATTATGTAGTAGATTTGGATGGGATTGAGAATGAGACTATCGCAGTATTCAAGAAAGGGGATGCGCGTTTGATTATTATAATTACATCCAAACTAACGGAAGTATTTAAGAATTATGAGGAAACAGAAGAGGAGTCTTCATGGGAAAGGGAAGATACTTTTAAGAATGATGATTTTAGTTCAATGAATTATCTTTTTAATTTCTTATAGATAATATGGAAAATCATTTAAAACAAGTGGATTTTATTCATATGTATCATTTATATTCCGAATATTATTTGCCCAAAATTAAATTACATAATAAAAGGAAATTATTAGATACTGAAAAGAAGGATATATTGAAAGTCTATTTAGACTCCAAATTTTTGTCTGAGAAAATCGCTATAAAATTGGGGGCGAAAATTAACAATGCTAACATCTACGATTATGAATACCGGCTTGTATTCAATCAAGGGGTCATCGGTTTTCATTTTGTAAGCGATAAGAGCATCACTTCAATAACGAAGCTCATCCGTTATTACTTTTTTATCGTCTTTTTACGAATTAACTACGTAAATAAAAATAAAGTCCTCAATTTTATGAATAATGTGTATATTTATTTGATAACTGTTCCCGTTGCGAAGAGGCTGTCTATTCCAATATCAGTGGATGATGTTAATAGCGCATGTACGCAGGTTTATAATGAATATTACGGCGGTCCCATTTATATATGGCGCGAGGACGAATTGGCGAAAGTTCTACTCCACGAGGCTCTCCACAGTGTTCACTATGACTGGGAAATCATTAATCAGACGCTTATTCCGGAATTGAAGAATTTAGAGACGAATATCAGTCGGGAGAACGGACTCAATGCGAATGAGTCTTATAATGAGTTAGGAGCCACTTTTTTTATGTCGCTATTTTCATTGAAGGTGAAGCCCGAAGATAAGAGGAAGGAGAAAAGGCTTATTCGGGAATATATGTTGAAGGAGTTGGACTATTCATTCGACAATTGCGCGAAGATTCTACTGAAATATGGGGTTCATGATAGCAATGACTGTAATAATCTGAAAACTGTGGAGAAGTGTGATTATCGTCAGGAGGCGTCGGCGTATAGCTATATTCTTCTTAAAGGGGGGTTATTATGGTATATTTTATATAAAATCAAATATGATAAAAAGCATGAGGACCGTGTGAATTGCTTGGAGCAGTTTATGAGCATCGGGTTCTGGGGTAAAATGGGGTCATCTTTTCAAAGGATACTCGTCCAAATATTGAAGGATAAGGCGTTCAATAAAATAATCAATAAACGCATTAAGAAAATGAAGGCGGGTAAGAGGAGAGGTCGACCGGAAGACTTCTTTTTTACTTATCACGGCTGGAAAGGAAAAGGAAAAAATTGATTAAAATTATTCATTTATTTTTTAGACATTAAAAATGGACGCACACACTCGCACACCAATAGACCAAACTGAATATTCTCAATATATTCTTGAACAAATGGAGAGAATATCTTCTGGAATTTCAGGAAGAGATTTGAGACAAATTGGATTCTTTCATGGAATGAACAAAAGAAACATAATGAGCTTTTTCCAGATGAATCTTGATTTCATATCGACGCTTTCAATTGATGAAATCGCGCGATTTTCTAAAATTGTTCTGTTTATTTTGATTGAACAATACATTATTATTCAATCAACCAGAAACGCAATGAGGGCGCCAACATTCCGCATTTTACACATCGCCATGAACTTGAATTCTCCAAATGATGACAAAGAAAACAAAGATTTCTATGATAATATCAAAGTTCCTTGTTTTGACGTTGTCTGTTCTCTATATTCAAAGATATCGGCCCAAATGGGACCGAAAACACAAGAAGAGTATCAACAGGTCAAACAGGCTTTCATTGATATAGTCAATAGTCTCGTTCCAGATATTTACTATTTAATTACGGAAAAATATCCGGCGGGGTGTGATGAAAGAAAATTCTTTTTTGGAAAGAAGCCTGATAGGTTTGAAAAACTTTCACTATTTCAAAATTTCTTTTTTGAAATAACATCGAATGAATTTGAATCGGTTAGC